ATAAAACAAATTGTTAAAGAGCAATATATAAAGTGTGCAAATGATCCTGTATACTTTATGCGACAATTTTGTTATATTCAACATCCTATAAAAGGAAAAATAAAATTTAATTTATTTCCATTCCAAGAAGAATCATTATCTACATTGCAAGCAAATCGATACAATGTAATTCTCAAATCTAGACAATTAGGTATATCAACTCTTTCTGCAGGATATGCATTATGGTCAATGTTATTCAACGAAGACTTCAACGTTTTAGTTATAGCAACAACCCAAGACGTAGCAAAAAACCTAGTAAGTAAAGTTCAGATAATGAATGAAAATTTACCAAGTTGGCTAAAAACTCAAATTGTTACTAATAACAAATTATCATTAAAATTTGCAAATGGATCAGAAATTAAAGCAATCTCAAGTTCATCTACAGGCGCACGATCAGAAGCGTTATCATTATTAATAGTAGATGAAGCCGCATTTATTAGAAATATTGAAGAAATATGGGTAGCATCTCAAGCTACATTATCTACGGGTGGTGGAGCTATAGTATTATCAACTCCAAATGGTATTGGTAATTGGTTTCATCAAACATGGGTAGACGCAGAAAATGGTGTTAATGGTTTTGAAACAATTAAACTACAATGGAATCTACATCCAGAACGAGATCAATTATGGAGAAATGACCAAACTAAATTATTAGGTGAAAGAGGAGCAGCCCAAGAATGTGATTGTGACTTTATATCATCTGGACATACTGTAGTAGATGGTTTAATTCTCCAAGAATTTGAATCAAAATGTCAAGAGCCAGTTGAAAAACGTGGATTTGATAATGGATATTGGATATGGGAATATCCAGATTATACAAAAAATTATATTGTTGTAGCTGATGTTGCACGTGGTGACGGCGCAGATTGGTCAACGTTTCATGTAATTGATGTAGAAACTATAACGCAAGTAGCTGAATATAAAGGTAAACTACCTCCAAAAGATTTTGGTAACATGTTAGTAACTGTTGCTACAGAATGGAATAATGCATTATTAGCAATTGAAAATGCCAATATTGGATGGGCTGCTGTACAGCCAGCATTAGATAGAAATTACGAAAATTTATTTTATACATATAAAGATGATGGATATGTCGATTTAGAAGTTCAACTTTTAAAAGGGTATGACATGAAAGATAAGACTAAAATGGTACCTGGGGTTTCAACTACATCTAGAACTAGACCATTAATGATATCAGCACTTGAAATGTATATGCGTGAAGGAACACCAATAATAAAATCAAAAAGATTAATTCAAGAATTATTTGTATTTGTATGGCTTAATGGAAAAGCTCAAGCTCAAGTTGGATATAATGATGATTTAGTAATGGCTTATGCAATAGGATTGTGGTTAAGAGATACTAGTTTAAAATTAAGACAACATGGAATTGATTTAAATAAGCGAGCTTTATCTAAACTTCAAAAGACAGATACAACAATATATACTAACAAACAAGATCGACCAAGTGATAGTTGGAAGTGGAATAATGGCCATGACGACGAAAATTTAACCTGGCTTCTGTAGTTAGTTATATTTATAATAAATAAAAAGATATACAATGGCCTCATTAAGAAAACGTTTAAGTAACTTATTTGCTACAAATGTAGTAGTTCGTAAATTTGGAAAAGACCGATTAAAGGTAATCGATACAAACAGGCTACAATCTACAGGCAATATATCCCAATCAAAATTGTATGATCGATATACAAGATTACATGGCTCGAATAGACATAGTATGGGAGGCCATGGTGGATATGATTCAAATTATTACATGCAACAAAATCGTATGCAGTTATACACTGATTACGAAATGATGGATAAAGATCCTATTATATCATCAGCTTTAGATATTTATGCTGACGAATCTACATTAGCAGATCAATTTGGTGATATACTTACTATTAAAACAAATAAAACCCATATTCAAAAAATATTATATAATTTATATTATGATGTATTGAATATAGAATTTAATATGTGGCCTTGGATTCGAAATATGTGTAAATATGGCGATTTCTTTTTAAAATTAGATATAGCCGAAGAAATTGGAGTATTAAATGCCAGACCACTTTCTTCATATGAAGTTGAGCGTTTAGAAGATTATGACGAGGCAACAGGTGAATATGATATTAAATTTAGACACGTGTCATCAGAAAATTTAAAATTTGATGTTTTCGAAGTAGCTCATTTTAGATTGTTATCTGATTCTAACTTTTTACCATATGGTAGATCAATGTTAGAAGGCGCCAGAAATGAATTTCAAAAACTAACAATGTTAGAAGATGCAATGCTTATTCATAGAATTATGCGTGCTCCAGAAAAACGGGTATTTAAAATTGATATTGGTAATATTCCACCAAATGAAGTTGATTCATTCATGGAACAAATTATTAATAAAATGAAAAAAGTTCCATATGTAGATAAAAATAATGGAAATTATAATCTTAAATTTAATTTAAATAATATGTTAGAAGATTATTATTTACCTGTCAGAGGCGGAAATAGCCAAACACAAATTGATACACTCCCAGGAATGACATTTACTGGAATAGAAGATATTGATTATGTAAAACATAAAATGATGGCAGCTTTGAAAATACCTAAACCATTTTTAGGGTATGATGAGGGAGTTGAAGGGAAATCTACATTGGCTTCGATGGATATAAGATTTGCTAGAACAATTGAAAGACTACAAAAAATAGTTGTTTCAGAATTAATTAAAATTGGAATTATACATTTATATTCACAAGGATATGAAGGAGAAGATTTAATAGGATTTGAATTAGAATTAACTGCACCATCTATTATTTATGATCAGCAAAAAGTTGCATTGATGAATGAAAAAATACAATTGGCAACTGCAATGAAAGATTCAAAATTAGTTTCCGATAAATATATTTACGAGTATATATTTAATATGTCTGAAGATGAATGGTTAGAAGAAAGAAATAATGTAGTAGAAGACCTAAAATTAAGATTTAGACAAAATCAAATAGAGCAAGAAGGAAACGATCCTACTTTAACAGGAGCTTCATATGGTACTCCACATGATATGGCTTCATTACATATGAGTTCAGACGACGAAAAAAACAAAGATAAAGGCGGAAGACCTCCAGAAGGAATCAAATATGGACAACATAAAAACCATATGGGTTGGGATCCAACGGGTGGTAAAACAGTTAAACAAGCTATGAATACGACATTTCAACCAGATCCTAGATTTAGAAAACAAAGATCTGCAGTAGCCACTGAAAATGCTGATATTCTTAAAAAAATTAATCGTAAAAGCTCTAGAGTTATCAATGAAACCGATGATGACGATAAAAAAAATAGGTCAATGTTAGATGAAAATAATATTTTATAATTTAAACGATATTTATATGAAAAGGACCATGTATTGCCATGAAAAAATTAAAACATTCTAAATATAAAAATACTGCAATACTTTTTGAAATCCTAGTTAGAAAATTAACTTCGGAATCAATGACATCTGATAAGTCAGTTACCATTGATATAATTAAAAAATATTTTGGTAAAAATACTGAACTATCAAAAGAATTGCAATTATATAATTCATTAGTTAAAGAACAATTTGTATCAGAAGCAAAAGCATTGGATTATATTAGAACATGTAAAGATGTACACGTTAAACTTAATAAATCATTATTAAAACGACAACGTTATAATTTAGTTAAAGAAATATCTAATAATTTTGTATTTGAAAAAATTTCAAAAATACGTATAAATAACTATAAAGCTTTAGCGTCTATATATATGTTATTTGAATATGAAGACAAAGATAATCCTAAACAATTATTAGAATGTAAAAGTAATATTGTAGATCATTGCATGTTAACATCAAAAGTAAATTCTAACAAAGATAAAGTTATTGAAACATTTAAGAGTCAAAATAAAGATTTAAGGTTATTAGCATATAAAATGTTAGTAGATAAATTTAATGAAAAATATTCTGGATTAAATGAAGAACAAAAAGATTTATTAAGTCAATATATTACTCACGTTAACGATTCAGAATCATTAAAATTATATTTTGAAAAAGTAATACCGTCTATTAAAACTCAATTAAAAACTGAATCTAGTAAAATTACTGACAAAGTAATAAAAATAAAAGTAAATAAATTATCTGAAATGCTATGTAATGTAGAGACAATTAATTTAGTTAAAGAATCTCACGTTTTATCATTATTGCGTTATTATGACTTAATAACAGAATTAAAAAAGGCAAACAAATGAAATCATTTTTAAAAGAAATTGAATCTAAATTTAGAGAAATCAATGAACGTGATTGGGACGAAGACGGCGAACAAGAATCTCCTAGAGATGAATATATGGGCGTTAAAGACAAAGCTATTAAAAAAGCAAT